TATCACATCCATTACTTAAAGATATTGAAGAAATACCTGTTCAATTAGCACAAAAAATTAAAGTTGGTACGTATAAGAATCTTGGTGAAAAAGCATATGGAGAGCTTAAAAGTGCTACTGTTGAATCAGGTAAAACTCTTGCTCGTGGTTTAAAAGATTTAATTGGTAAAGTAGAACCTAAAGTATTAGGTTTAAATGCAGAATCACAAGCATTATATGATACTTTAAATGTTGCAGAACGTAGAGCATTTATGGAAGCAAATAAAGACATCATGGGTCTTTCAACATTATCTAAAGACATGAAAAATCAAATTACTATGATGGCAGATAGAAGTGCGCCATTTAAAGCACTATTAGCTCGTTCTATATATAAAGCAGGCAAAGTAGGTGAAAAATATACTGGTTTACTTGGAAAAGAAATTCCATATACATCTACAACAGGCAGAGAAGTTATACCTCCACTTTTAGTAAAGGGTGGTGGTTTACTTAGTCAATTTAACGAATAAGGAATAGTAATGGTAAACAACGATACAGATTCACGTTTAAGCACACACGAAGAAGTTTGTGCTATTCGTTATGAGCAAATAAACGCAAGACTTAAACGCTTAGAACAAATCCTTTTAGGCACAGCAGGTTTTGTTATTGTCTTTTTGTTGACACAGCTATCAAAATGAAACAATTTCTCATGGCAGTTACTTTAGTATTGCTATGGTTGTTTTTATATGACTATGCAGACGGTAAAGAGCTACCAAAAGAAATGTCTATGAAAACAGATGTAGGTGAAGTTGTGCTTACTACAGAAGAATGTATCTTTATAAAGATGGGTTTAAGAAACTATCCTTATGCTGCATACGCTACTGAAAAAGGTAAAGCTAACCATGAAGGATGTTGGCGTAAAGATGATGTCAATGGTATGTCATCTGTCTTAATTTACTTTCCTGAAATAGACTCTACAGCAGTATATAACCCACAACTATTTAGCCCACGTTCAACACTATGACATTTATAACCGAAAACAATATAGCGAACTTGTATGACACACTTATACAATTTCCTGTGTTTGACGAATATAAACTACCACCAGCATCTAAAGTGGACTTCGTAGTAGTGCATGACGATACTATCTGTGGGCAATATGAACCACCAGAGTCAGGTGAACCACATATTATTACTATATCTACTGCAAAGTGTGGACATTTAGATACTGTCATCAAGACTATCTGTCACGAAATCATACACATGATATGCTATTTAGAGTCACCTAAAACAGAGAAATACACAAGTCACAAAGGTTTATTCTTAAAACTACAAAAGAGAGTAGCTAACACACTTGGCTACGACCCTAAAGAACTATAAGGAGAATATCATAGACCCTGTAACCATATTAGCAGCATTAGGACCATTAGCAGTAGACTTAGGTAAGTCACTTATCAATCGCTTTATAGCACCTGACCAATTTAAACCAGCTACGATAGAACAGTATGCTCAGATGAAACAAATTGACTTAGAGTTCTTTAAAGTAATGAATGAAGCTGGTGGTGGTAATCCATCATATCCATGGGTAGAAGCTATTGTAAGACTCATGCGACCATTTATCGGTTTATTAGTATTAGCAACATGGGCTACAATGCACCTACAAGGTATCGCAACACCTGAAGTAGATAACTTTGCAAGTGCTGTAGGTTTCTATCTCTTTGGGGAACGTAGTTTATTCTACATTAAAAAGAAATGATAGTCTTAAACATACTTAACTTTATCGGTTTAGCTATACTTAAATTATTAGTCGTATGCCTATTATTCGTAGCTATGGGTTTCTCTATTCTATTTATGTATGCTATGCAATATCTCACACAGGCTCTAACGTATATAGACAAAAATGTTAATTGAAGTAAAAAGGTTTGAGTTTAAAGACACATATACTGTAGGCAAAATGTATATAGATAATATATACGAATGTTACACATTAGAAGATGTTGTTAGAACAGGAGCTAAAGTAAATGGACAAACAGCTATTCCTACTGGCACTTATAACCTCATTATTAATCATAGCAATCGTTTCAATAGGGATTTACCTTTACTAGAAAACGTGCCTAATTTTACCGGTGTTCGTATTCATGCAGGTAATACATCAGCTCATACAGAAGGATGTATATTAGTAGGCACAACATGGTCAGGTAAAGACTTTATTGGTAATTCAAGAGTAGCGTTTAACAAACTATTTGAGAAGCTCAAGAAAGCTAAAAAAGTCACAATTAAGATATGCTAGATTATCTTATATGCGACATATTGTGCGCTATTACTCACTTTAAATACGTGTTTCTAATGCTAATTTTATATCTAGTATATAATAAAGTATCTCAACACTAGGAGAGTTACTTGAAATATAAATCAGTATTAGTTATTAGTGACTTACACATTCCGTATCATCATCCTGACGCATTTGCGTTTCTAAAGGCTTTAAAAACTAAATACAAGTTTGACCATGTAGTCAACATAGGTGATGAGCTAGACCAACACGCTATATCTATGCACGAACATAACCCAGACTTATACTCTCCTGGGCATGAGTTAGAAGTAGCTAAACAACATGTAAAAGAACTAGAAAAGATATTCCCTAAGATGACTCTAGTTCACTCTAATCACAGTTCTTTAGTTTATCGTAGAGCATTAAAATATGGCTTGCCAAAGGCTTATTTAAAGCACTATAACGAGTTTTTAGGCGTTGGTAAGGGTTGGGTATGGGTAGATGACCACACCATTACATTAAGTGATGGCAGCCGTTGTTTTTTTACTCATGGCTTATCTGCTGACGTTCTTAAAGTAGCTCAACAATATGGTATGAATACTGTGCAAGGTCACTATCATACTAAATTCAGTATTGGATATTACAGTAACCCAGATGCTCTTATTTGGGGTATGCAAGTAGGATGTTTAATACATCAAAAGTCTATGGCATTTGACTATGCTAAAAACTTCAAGAGTCGTTTCATTGTAGGTTGTGGAATTATTATTAACGGACAACCAAAACTAATGCCTATGGTCTTAAAAGAGAATGGGCGTTGGAATGGTAATGTTTGTTAGGGCGATTATGCAACTCTCAGAAATAGAAATGATATGCAATCACATGGTTGGTAGAATGATTGTATCTTGTGAAGCAATACATGGTGATAGCACAATAGTAATTACACTAGATGATGACAGCCTAATTGAAATTAGTGGTGAAGAGCTATCTGTCTATGGTGAGCTAACGCCTAGAGATGATTAGCTTTTATAAACCATTTATCTATATATTCTTTTAATTCATTCTCTCCATTTCCCTTTTTCTTTAAAAAGCTGTCATGTAATTCATAAAAGTCATTAATTACCCTATCATTGTTATCGCTAAATCCATTGATAATTAGCACAATAAAATTAGGTAAAGTTGACATTCTGTTTAGTAATATTTTTTGACCTTTAGATACTTCCTCACCATCTCTTTTCCACTCACCTATTAAGAAATGAAAATTAGTTTCTAATATCATATCAACATTAGATGGGATAATAGCTGCATTTTGTTTTACAGACCCACGTAAAAATCCAAAATCTACATGGGTAGCATTGCTATTTCTCATTCCTAAATTAGACACAAACTACAGTCCCATTAGGATGTACTTGACACACAGTCACAGAACCATCTGGTGCAAATATAGTCGTAGTTTGAGCTAAAGCCTTCTCAGCCCACCATATAGCTAATGCTGCCATAACTACAATAAATATCCAATATATCTTACTCATCATCAACTCTCCCTAACATAGCTTCTAATTCTGGTGGATTAATAGCATCTTCATCTTTAAGCACTTCTAATAGCTTATTCTTATACCATTCAGACTTTTCTAAATCCTGTTCTGGATTACCCTTAAACGGATAGCGTAAGTCATACTTGAGCTTACAACCTTTTAGATAACCAATAAACTCTTCTTTTGTTAAACGACTTGCAATCACATCTATTGCTTCAATACCGCCTTGTAAATAATGCGGTGGTCTGTTTACCATATCTACCATAACTATCCCCTT